ATTTTCTGCTGGTGCAGACTTTGTAATGATTGGTGGTATGTTAGCAGGACATGATGAGTGTGATGGTGAGGTAGTAAGAAAGTATTACGAAACTGGTGAACAATGGTTTGATAAGAAAAATGAAAAGTATAGTCCAGTTATAGATAAAAAAGATGTTATGAAGTTTTATGGAATGGCATCTGAAACTGCGATGGACAAACATGGTAATCACAATACCTATCGTGGAGTTGAGGGTAAGACTGTAGAAGTTCCATATCGTGGTAAAGTTGAAAATACTGTCAAAGATATTTTAAGTGGAATACGATCTGCTTGTACCTATGTTGGTGCAAGGAAACTAAAAGCACTTTCTAAATGTACAACTTTTGTTCGTGTAAACAATACACACAATCAGGTGTATGGAAATGAACGATAACGTAGTATCTCTAACAGACTTGATAGAACAAAGACTCCGTAAACAACAGGAGCTTGATTTTTATAAAGAGACTCTTGAGCAATTGCAGAAAAAAATTGTGGTGTTAGGTAAAGAAGTTGATATTACCACTTTGATTATTGACATGATCGAACAAGAAAGGGTCTTGACTATTGATGAAAAACGTGATAAAATACTACTACTAGACAATAGAAAAAAACGTGATGATTGAATTTGATTACAATCTAGATTATAAAAATACCTTGTTTGAACCTAACGACAAAAGATATAGAATAGGTCGTGGAGAACAGGGTGTTCTTTTAGTTAGGCCATACACAGATGATATTTGCAAGTATTGGAAGTTTAGAACACCAAGGATTGCAGAAGAAAGTGCAAAAATAATTTACAAAATGTATCTTGATTACAAAGATGAATCTGATTTTGTTGGTATGGATATGTGTCGTAAATTTTTAGAGATGGGATTTACCAGAGCAAGACGATATGCAAATCATAAAGATGGTAAAAAGTATAATAAAGACGGTAGTGTAAAACCACAAGAGTCTGATGCACTTACAAGTAAGAAAGCAGAGTCAGCAAAAATATTTAGATATTATCGTAATGTCTTGACAAGTGACACCACCTATGTTACAATGAGAAAAACTTGGAGAGAAAATGAACATATTTTATCTACATGAAGACCCTGTGCAGAACGCAAAGTGGCATATTGACAAACACATAGTCAAGATGCCTATTGAGTATGCACAGTTATTGTCTACTGCTCATCGTATGTTAGATGGTTGGGAATACTATGGAAAGACTGCAAATGGTCGTAAAATCAAACGGTGGAGATTGTTTGATGAACGTGAAAACTTGCTATACAAAGCATCTCATGTAAATCATCCATCTGCACAATGGGTTCGTTATTCTAGACAGAACTATATGGTCATGTGGAAAATCTACATGGCCACACTCGCAGAGTATACCAACAGATATGGTCGAGTACATAAGACTTCTGAACTATCAATGGCACTGATGCGTCCACCTAGATTCATCAAGGACAAAAGATTGACGCCAATACCACAGTGTATGCCGGACTATTGTAAGGTAGAGAACGACTCAATACAAGCATATCGAACATACTATATAAATGAAAAGAAACGCTTTGCAACTTGGAAAAACAGGGAGATACCAGAATGGTACAACGCGAAGGACACTACGACTATATGCTAAGGCGTTATCGTGAGGAACAAGATAAAACAGCAGAAAAAAAGTGGGATTATGAAAATCCATTACTCCGTGCAAAGATAGGTGACTTAGAGGCCCAGATTGATATTATGAAAAAAGACCATCAAGAATTAACTGCAGCATACTACAGCGTTTTGAATAGACTCAAAGAAGTTACCAGTGGTGTATCTTCTGAACCATTGTCAGAATATGAAGACAAAAATTGGGAAAGACATAGAATAAGAATGGAGAAGGCATCTAAACAGATGATGAAAGAATAATGCCGACATATACGATTAGAAACACTGAGAACGATGAGCAGTACGATACTGTTTGTTCTTGGAATGAACTACAAGATTTTTTAAGAGAACACCCAGCATTTATGAAAGTCATTACCGCACCTATGATTGTAGGTGGTATTGAAGGTAAGACACATAAGGTTGATGAGGGGTTCAAAGAGAATATGTCTAGGATTGCAGAGGCACATCCTAACTCACCTATGGCCGAAAAGTTTGGTTCTAACAGGAATCACCAAGAAATTAAAACATATAATGCAGTGACAAAACACGCTAAGAGTATAGGAAAGTCACATAATTTAAATGACATTGCTCGTGAATATAAGCAAGGTCAACTGGTAAAATGATATAAATAGAAGGTATGGATGCAATATAATACTGTATTTAGCTTCCACACACTTAGAAGCGATATGTCGTGTTCCCTACGAATTGACACGGCATATCGCACCCTTTGAGGATTTGTAATGGCAAAAAAAGATATCACATATAGTAACCTAACCAAAATCAGTCCAGTAACAGATAGTCAAAAAGAAGTTTTTGAGACATGGAAAGCTGACAAAAATCAATTTCTTTTTGGTTGTGCTGGAACAGGTAAAACCTTTATTTCATTGTATCTTGCACTGCAACAAGTATTGAACAATGAAACACCCTATGACAAAGTAATCGTGGTTCGCTCCCTTATCCCCACAAGAGAGATTGGTTTCTTGCCAGGCGATGAAGAAGACAAGGCTGCATTGTATCAAGTGCCATACTCTAACATGATGCAGTTTATGTTTGAGCAACCAAACGAACAAGCGTTTAGTATGTTGTATGAAAGACTGAAACAACAGGGTAGTTTTTACTTCCTGTCAACATCTTTTCTTAGAGGACTGACTTTTGATAACAGCATCATCATTGTCGATGAGTGTCAGAACTTGAATTTCCATGAACTTGATACCATCGTAACAAGAGTGGGTCAAGATTCAAAAATTTTCTTCTGTGGTGATTTTGGTCAATCTGATTTGACCAAACTTAACGAGAGAAATGGACTGATGGATTTCCTACAAATTTTACAGGAAATGGATGAGTTCAACTGTACAGAATTTAACATTGGAGATATTGTTCGCTCAGGCTTCGTGCGTAACTATCTCATACAAAAAACCAAACTAGGAATGGGATTAGACTAATGAAAGAGAATTATCAAAAATGTCTAGAGATGATCTTGCACCACGAAGGCGGATATGTAAATCATCCAAAAGACCCCGGCGGCGAAACCAACCTCGGCGTTACCAAAAGAGTGTACGAAGAATGGGGTGGTACAAAGGATATGAAAGACTTGACCGTAGAAGATGTCGCTCCAATCTACGAAAAAAACTATTGGGGGAGGGTTAAAGCTGATGAATTACCTAACGGTCTTGATTTGTGTGTCTTTGATTTTTGTGTTAACGCTGGTACTGGGAGGGCCGCCAAATATTTACAATCTATGGTCGGCGCTGCTCGTGATGGTGCCATTGGCCCTAACACTCTTAGACAGGTAAACGAATATGTAGAAGAAAATGGTTTACAGACGACTATTGAAACCTATCAAGCAAATCGTCAAAGGTATTATGAAAAACTAAAAACCTTTGAAACATTTGGCCGTGGATGGACTCGCAGAGTTGATGAGACTACAAGTTCAGCCATTGAAATGATTTGAAGTACACACAAAGAGAATGGGATAGGACTGTAGGTTGGGGTAAAGTGCCCTATGAATACTCTAAAGAATGTGAAAATTATGAACGCCGAAGGGCACAAAGGATTGAAGACAATGCGATACACACACAAACCAGTAACACTGGCTCCGATAACAGCGAAGACTAAAGATGGTATTCGTTTATACGAAACACCAGAGGGTAACAAGTACCCATCTATTACCACAGTCTTGTCTATACGCAATAAACAAGGATTACATGAGTGGCGTAAGAGAGTAGGAGCAGATGTTGCAAACTACATCTCTCGCACTGCCGCTGCCCGTGGTACAGCAGTCCATAATATGTGTGAGGATTGGTTAAACAATGTTGCAAGTGACTGGCCAGATAAGTGGAAGAAACACACAGAAAAGTTTCTTCCCCATGCGTTATTTACACAACTCCGTGACAATGTGTTACACCGTATAGACAACATTTATTCACAAGAATGTGGCCTCTACAGTGATAAATATAGAGTCGCTGGTCGAGTAGATTGTATTGCTGAGTTTGATGGAAAGTTGTCTATCATAGACTTTAAAACATCTACTAAAGAGCGTAAAGATGAATACAATGAATCTTATTATATCCAAGCATCTGCATATGCTGAGATGTTTGAAGAACGAACAGGAATCGAAATTAATCAAATTGTAATTCTTGTCGTTACACAGGATGGAGTAGTCCAAGAGTTTGTAAAAGATAAAAAAGCATACTTACCTCTGTTGATTGAAACCATCTCACTATGGGAAAAGAAAAATGAAAACATTAATGATATCGCTGATGACGTTGCTGTTCGCAGTATCGGCTAACGCAGGCCCAGAAGACAGACAAAAACCAGTTCAGTGCGGCACTTTTATGGAAGTGTATAAAGCATACATTGAACCCAATGATTTAAAACCATTGTTTAGCGGTGTTGCGACTATTCGCACTCAACTTGGTCAAAAGATTCCTATACCAGTTATATTCTATCTAAACTCTGAGGATGGTCGTTGGTTGTGGATTGAAACAGATACAACTGAAACTTGTGTTATCAATATAGGTGACGGTTGGGATGCAAACATTGATGAAGAAGCATTAAACTCAATGTTAATGTCAGAAACTACTTGACTTTTGAAGATATCTGTGGTATAAATAAAGAACAATTGATGAAGCGAGTTAAACGCAAAGCTGGACGCGGGGGCAGTACCCGCCGCCTCCACCAAAATAAGTTTTAAATGGACGAAGTTATACTCTGGGAATATAGAAAAGAATTAGTCAAGTGGATATGCATAAATAATTATTCACGACGCCATGCAAGACTTATTTTGATGGGGGCGAAACAGGATCGACAGGTTGTTAATAGGTGAGTGGAGATTGTGGGATGACCGCCTGATAGGTCAATTGAGTAAATGCAAACGATAACTTTGCAATCGAGGATTATGCACTAGCTGCTTAATCTCATGGAGTTCGGTGGGTACTTAGCAACAGAAACCCACCACCTAATTATGGAGTTGAATATGAGACAATTTGTATATGATGCATGGAATGGTGTGATGAATGCCGAAACGAATCCATTGAGACATATTCCAGATACTAATGTTAGACACATGGTGTTACAGGTGCTGGCATGGATGTGGTGTATTGTGTTTTCAATGTATGTTGGTAGTTTTTGGATTATGGGTGTAAGTATGATTGCTCATGCAATAGTACTTGCTGCAATTGTAATCACAGTTGCAACCTTTGAAACTGCAAGACGCAATCCAACATTTTTCAATGATTTTCCAACTAGCACACCAAGTCGTGCAAGAACTATGTGGATGGATGGTAAACGAATTAAACTAGACCCACAAGATAAAGGTGGTGAACACGAATAGGCGAACCCAGCACCGCCTGCGATGTTGCAAAATGCTGGACGAAAGGGGAGCCCTGATTTGGTCACAGGGATGGGATGCCAATATTATTGGTTCTGCTGAAAAAAGTGGGTAAGATTCCAACACAACGCATCCAGACGTATATATTTTCTGGCTCTGCTACATTTTGATAGGGTTGACCACCCTATCTTTTTTTGAAAAACCTATTGACCACACTGCAATAGTGTGTTATATTAGAACAACAATAAACGTGAAGGTAAACAAATGCAAACACCAAAAACATTCTCACTAGAAATTGAAAAGGTCGCTAAGGATAAAGGTATCAATCACATGGATGCCGTTATCTGGTACTGTCAGAAGAACGATTTAGAACCTGATAGTGTCGGCAGACTCATCACCAAAGGTCTGAAAGAAAAAATTGAGGCAAACGCAAGAGAACTAAATTTTTTAGAGAAGACAGCTCAACTACCAATATAGGAGAAAATGGTAATGAAAAGCGAAGTGACTAATGCATTTGAAGCCCTTGAGGGTATGCAGATGGAAAATCGAGTTAAGGAACTTGAGTTTGAAAATGCAGAACTTCAACGTAAAAATGAGGAGTTGATGGAACGATGTAAGACTCTTGCAAGTCGTGTTCCAGCGTGGCCTAAAGGTTATCGTCCAACTCGTAAATCTGTAGAAAATGGTAAACGGTATGAACGTAGAACTCATTGACCATATGGGCAGTGACCTCACTGTAGTGAACGCTGCCCGTGTGTCCTTTGCAAAAGAGAGTGAGTTTGAAGTAACCAAAAACTCACTCACTGATGGATTTATAAGTTACCTTTCTAAAAAAG